GTACCAATCGTTGCATACTGGCTGACCGTTGCCAAGGTAATATCGCCAGCCGCCATCTTCCTGCTGCCAGCCGGATTTTTTCTGCGGTTCGGTCAGAGCTGCTTTGAAGTCTGTCCATAACTGCGGCTGATCCAGCATCTTACGGGGGCAATGCTTACGCTTGGTGTCATAGTGCCGGATCACATGATCGACCCCGATACCTGTCTCTGCCATGATCTGTTTTACCAACTCAATGCAGTTTGCGCGGGCGATATCATAGTCAGAGTCTGGATTGACGCAGATCTCGATGTTAATGCTGTTTGTGTTGGTAACCCCTGGCACCAGAGGCGTACCGTACTGCTTACCTACAGCATAAGCACCGTCGCAGTAATACAGCGTCTGTACTGCCACTGTATCATCCACATACCAGTGGACTGAGGTGGACAGGTTGCCGTTTTTATGAGCCTCAGAGTGTTTAAGTGCTCCGGCACCCTTACTGTAATTATCCGTCTCGTGGATTACAATCCACTTAGGGCGGTTTTGACCTGTGTAACAGTTAATCTGTCTGATTTCTTTTCGTATCTCCATAATAATTCCCCCATCAAAAAAAGCCCCAGAGAATCCCGGGGCCCGTCTGCGTTGCGACGTCGCAACATCTACTGGTTTTCTGGTTTCACTTCATCCGGATGCTCTGCGGCCCACTTGTCACACTCTTCCTCAAAAGTGGTTCCAGGGAACGTGTCCCAGCCATGTCTCTTGCAGTAAGGGCAGTCATCTGGGTGGGAGCCATTTTCTGTGCCAGGGCCAAACTGTGCCATATGCTTATTATGTTTCGCCTCTTCCTCTGGGCTGTCAAACGTAAGTGTTCTGTTTTTGTAATCTTTCTTCATGGACTTTTCTCCTCATATAATTTAGTGTGGTAGCTTAGATTAATGTGTAATAAATTTCTCGCCGTTTTTATTCAGCAGGGTTATAGTAACTTTTTTAATGGCGGGTCCCTACATCTGTTTGTATTTTTCATATTTATTTCTCTTTCGTAAAGTTAAAATAAAACGGGTTGTTGCTCAACTAAATAGCAATATCACCGGAATCCAAAATAATAAGCTGGACAAAACACAGCTTACAGGAAATGGAACAACCATACGCACTATATGCTTGTACAAGAATAGTAACGATGGAAAGCTGTATCTACAAGTCAACTGGAATAATGGGATATCGTATATACTTGTAGATCAAACTGCCGACGCAAGCATTAAACTCTTTTAAATCTCAATCCATGGAGACCATTGATCGGTATTTGTTCGTGTTCGATAAGCCCCGGTGAAACTGCTGGTAAAATAACAGCGTTGCCAACACCAAATACCATCTTGTCCAGATGCTTTTCCTGTACCCCAACAAATTATGACGCCATAACCCTGATTAACTATTCCTGATGTACCAAAATTTGTTGTAGGTGTGAATCTGTATATACCATTAGCATCAGCATTATTTGCGTTATCACTTGGAAGCATTCCCTTGTAATACAGAGCATTATCGATATTGCTATTTAGCTGTTCAATATCCTGTTCCATTTTGTAAGCTACAGCGGATGAAGGAACTGTATCCTCTGAATTTACAGACACATTAGAAATCAAAGATTTCAGGGTGTCTATGATTTCATTTGCCTTTGCGACGGTGTCCCGCAGCTGCCTTTCAGTTTTATTGAGATTATCAGCATCTAAATCCGGTTCTGAATCATTTACATACTCTGTGGGCGTGTATGCCTCCATTTTTTCGATATCTTTTATCAGCACTTTCTTTCCTCCTTACTTACATCTCAATTCTCTTAATGTCATATTAACTACAGCTGCGCTTGATGTTGTTCTCAAAAACAGGGATATGTATATATATCTTGTTCCGGTAACCGAAGATACATCAAAAGTTTGTGTTCGTATGTTTCCACTGGTATTTCGTATTTCCCGCCTCCAGTAATCCTGTAAGCCTTCATTATAGTCCTTTCCAGATCCACTATCAGGCCTCATATAGATATAGTTCGTCACATACCCCGTCGCAAGAAGCATTTCGCAGCCACCTGTCGCATTATTCAGCGAATATTTCAATTCGATTTCATTTATAGTGTCAAAATTTAATGGCACGTTAAACACGATAGCTGTTGTAACATATCGGGTATCAAGGGGGTTCTCAATGTGAATATTATCCCGACCGAATGTAACATTTCCTGTATAGTACCCTCCTGCTTTTCTTCCGAATGACGGGAAGTAATTAATTGACTGCCCTGGTGCAAATACTCCGTTATAATATGGGATCATTGGATCATTATTCTCATATCCTTCGTACGTCCCTATGATTGTATAGTCACCAATTTTAATAACTGTTCCCTTTTTTATGTTTGAGGCTATCAAATTGGGAAGAGGCGCCAGAACAACATCTTCTTCCATATACTTCCCCTTAGTTTCTATAGTCTGCTGCTCGGCACTGGGAGTTATATACTGTTGCCCCAATGTAGGAATATTCTGTGTAACCATGCTGCCGGGTTCGTAAAACCCTCCAGTAAGTTCTAATGACCCGTTGATAGGAAGGATGTGTGCCTGTGGGGAAACGATCGGCATTATTCCTACCTGTTCATCATCACTGCCCTTTCCTAAAAACGTCTTTCCGCTTTTTACATCTTCGGGAAGCGCTGTTAATTGGCTTGTATCTGCATTTGCTCCCCGTCTCTCAATAATACATTCTGCCATATTACACCTCTAATCAACATATCCCTCGAATGTCCCTGTATATGGTCCGATGGTAACGCCTTTTTTTATGACCTCCTCCGAGATCCCTTGTATAGCTGCCACTACAACATTCCCTGTCATATAAGCCCCTTTAACGCCTGCGGATAATCCGTTAACTGTTGGGTAGATGTATTGGGGGCCAAGTGTGGGGATATCTTGACCTATTGTCACGGAATTAATATGCCCTGTAGGTATCTCGAATGTACCATTGATAGAAAGCTGCTGTGCGATATCGGAATAATCTGGCATATCACCTGTATTATTTTCTTCGCTTTCAACTCCGATAAATACCGCTCCGGCTTTTACATCCTCTTTTCTGGCAGTAAGCGCCGAATTATCAAACATACCGCCGCTATACACGATACAATCAGCCATATTATTCTCCGGATCCTTTCACTAAAATTTCAAAATCCACAGCCGGCTTTGAGCCGTAGCAATACAGAGTAACAATGCCGTTCCCACTTACCACCCTGTCTACATACCCAAATGCTTTTTTTCTGGCTCTTACTGTTTCAATTCCCGGTTCGTCCCCCAGATACGGGCCGCCTATTATAAGACTTATATTTTCCTGCGCCCCCAATGCACTTACACTTTGGACATACGGAGCTTTGTCACTCCAACCGGATGCAGGAATAACTATCCTTTTTATCCCCTTCATGAGGATAATATCCGCATTATTTTCCAACACAGCTTTGTTCGTTGCGTTTATATCTTCAGCCGAAAATATGTCCCCAACTTCTGTGTAATTAGTCTTATCTTCAAGCGTGACAAGGCCTTCGTGATCTTCTGTCATCTTATATTTACGCAGGCCTGCAAATTTGTCATTTTTATAGTTGGTCTTCAGGTTCATATCTTAATCCCTCTGTTTCCTATTGTTTTCATTCCTAACCGGAACTCTAAGAATTGAGGTCCCGGATATGATTTTTCAATCAGCGTTCCAAGATCAAAAATAATCTTTTCGACAGCATTTGCCTGATAAATAGATGTGTAAGTGATTTTTTCAGGAGTAAGCGGTGTGCTGTTATCTGTGTAGTATGCATTCCTTATCGCTACTATATTCTCCCGCAGCCTCTCCATTTCTGAATCCGTCCTGCGGTCTTCTGGCTTCCAATCCAACTTGCTGTGAGTTATATTTTTATACCCATATTGATTGAGTACATAGGATACCCATTTGATTGCCCTTTCGATGCGGTTAAGATCGTTATAATCAATATAAGCTTTGGAAGACATCTCTATAATGTCTGACTGCGTACGGTCAAAGATAAGTGCCTCTAAATAATCACTCATGGATTTTTACCTCTGCTTTGATTTCGTTCGGAGAAAAGCTGTAATTATAGCTTTCAATAATGCCAGTGCGGTATCCATCATAGTCCGTATCAATCTTGATCTTCTGGCCTAATTTCTTATCGCCTACCAGCACTTCACCCGAAACATTTTCAGCCCGCTGGTAATATGCATATACGCGATCAAGTACCTGCTGCGCATTTCCATTGTGTACTAACGTAGCGTCCGTTACTTCCTGTATGTGCTTATTAAACACGATATCCGGATTTTCTTTAAGGATTGAAGAAGTAAAATGGCTATATTTTTTTCCTGTTAGTGTGACATTTTCGCCGGTTCCTGAAATATATGCGTAATTATCACCGCTTTTTACAATCTTTCCGCCGGTAATTGATAAATCATAATACGGGTCACTGAAAATTATCTCTGCGGTGCCGTCCAGAGAATCATTATAGAGTTCTTGAGTATCCTCTGACTTCTGATAGGAGTGAACTGTCAAGCGGATACCTGTCACAATATCGGAATGTTCCAGCGTAACTCCGGAAAATACTTCGTCATGGGAAAACTCTGCGCTCAATTCTGTTTGCTGGGGGTAAATGATAACCCCATCATAATTGCTTGTATCCGCAATCGCCCCGATTGCAAAGCAGATGTACACCAGCGCATTCCTCTTGGATGTATATGGGATGTATCCAATGATCGGGATATCTGCCAACGTTTCATCCAGTAAATATTTAAAATCTTCCCCTTCAAATATTTGCTCAAGAACTTCCGAAACCGTCTGTCCAGTATAAACTCCGCCCTCAAATTCGCTTCCATCCAGTACGCCTACAGCATCATGGGCGTCCATATGGTAGTCTGTCTTATTTTTTCGGGCGCCGTTTTTGAGATAAAAGACGCCCAGAAGCTCCCCATTAAAATACAGCGAAAGCTTTTGCTTTTTCTGCAGGTCAAATGGTATGCTGGATTTTGTCCTGACAGTAAAATTCAATGTATTGATGCTTATGCTTTCTGATATGGCGTTGATTTCCTGCAAGCAGTTCCTTTCCAGCAGCTCATCATCCAGAAAATCTCTGTAAATTCCGTAATCAATCCTTGTGATAAACACAGGACGCACCGGCTTGGAGGTTTTTAAAAACGTTATTTCCAGCCTGTCATAGCCCCTGACGTAGTTACTGCAAAAATATTTAACAGAATCAGGTAAGAATTCCATATCTGACAGCAGCTCATTTCCTGAATACCATCTGATTTTCATTTTTGAGCAGTAATCACCAGACATAGTATTAAAGGTAAACAACAGGCCCACACTGGTGAATTTCTGATTAAACGTCACTGTTAATGCGGGAATACCTACTTCTGAATTTGTAGTCTTCTTCGGGAAAAGGAATCTTCCGGGATGTAACCCTGCCTGCGGCCTAAGCCCCAGGCTTTGCTTAACATACCCAAACTCTCCATTTTCATTTGATACCTCAGGGCTTATATACCCATATGGCAATGGTTTTTCTGGAAAGTTGATATATTTACCGTTCAACAGAGAAAAACGCGGAAAACACAGGGCATAACCCGGATATACAACATCATCCCTCTTTAATTCTGGGAATTCCTGCCTGATTACGGTTTTCCGGGGATACAGGCCCTTCCGGGGAAAAAGCCCCTTTCTTGGCCTTAATCCCGGTTCAGTAATAGAAACAGTACTGTTCTCCTTTGCATAAGGGGCTAAATCATCGTACACAATTTTGAGACCTTCTGTATTCTTTTCTGCATCAGACAATATAGATCGCTTCAAAAACACGTTACGGCCTCCTTTTTGGTTCCATGGCAGTAAATACAACGGACAGCCCCGTCCAGTGGTTGCGTTCTCCGTCCTTGCCGTTTTTATTGATCCTTATCTGATCTTCCCCGCTAGTAACATATGCTTCAAATTCAAGCGTGTGCTGGGCGTAAGGGAAAACCATGTTATGAGATTCTACAGGGGCGGAAATGATTTCGTAAAACGTATCATAATCTGCCGGATTGCTCCGATCAGCATCAATTTCAAGGGTGTAATTATAAAATGTCCCGATAATATCCCGATGCATCCTGTAAGACTGCAATCTCCCGGAATTCTCGCTATCGGCAACCGCGAAACTGCGTTTTAAGGATTTTACCCATAAACGGAGATTTACTCCGTCTATGGTAAACACCTCATTCTGTATCATTACGCACCTCCCTCTGTTACCATGCGAACGCCTACACGGTTCTTTTCGCTATTTCCGAACTTAACTACTAACTGCCCGAATTTTGTACTATCAAGCACCAGATCAGCCTTTACAACCTGATTTCCGCCTGAAATGTTGCTTTCTGCCAAAGCTTCTTTGAGAGCCTGCTTCATAGTGGACAATGGTGAAACCACTTCCGTCTCCCGGTTATTATCGCCGAGAATGGCTGCAAACATACCTGCTCTGGGAGGCACTACCGTTCCCGTGGCAAGCATAGGCATTTTGTACGGGATAGATGCGTAAGCGGATACAGGATATGTATTCCTGCTACTATACCCTCCCGAATATCCCGCTGCGGATGCACGTTTTCCGGCATTGATCGCTATTGTAGCGGCGGCAATTCCAGCAGCCAATGAAGCTGCAACAACGCCAGCGCCCACGCCTCCAGCTAATGCGCCTAAGGCAACTGCAAGAATACCCACTGCTGAAGCTGCTGCAAGAATGCCAGACACCACTTTTTCAGATGGAGACATATTATCCCAATTTCTTGCCAAAACTGTTATCAATGATATAATTGACGTCACTGCAAGTATTACGGGATTTATGCTTGAAACTGTCCTCACTAAAATTGATATAACACGCTCTCCGATTGCCAAAAAACCTCCAAGACTACTTATTAACTGCCCTATTCCTAAAATAAATTCCGAAAACTTCCATGCTGCAAAGAAAGTTATTACAGCAAGAGTGATATTTTCTACTAAAACCTGATTCTCGTTAATCCAGCCCGAAAATTTATTGAGCCATTCTACGAGCTTTTCTAATGCTGCTATAATAAGTGCTCCTGTCCATTCTCCAAGAGGCTGTAAAAATTCTTCCCAAAGCCAAAGCCCCAATGGTTTAAGAGCTTGAACAACACTATGTACTGCTCCCAGTGCTGCTGCAATCAAGTCAAATACTTTGGGAAGCGCCTGCTCTACGCCCCACTTTGTAATAGGTAGTAAAATGCTATTCAAGAACCACAATAATGCATTTCCAACATCGGACACAATCGGTTTGATTGCAATTAGTACCCTGTCAAAGCTCTGTAATAAGGGGGAAAAGTCCACATCAGCAGACCATTCCTTTAAGCTTTCTGATGCTTGTCTGAAAAAGCCTGTTATTTCTAAGATGATATCGCCTAAATGCCGTAATATCTTTGTTCCTGTATCTCCAGATACCCAAGCTTTATCAAAATTTGTAATCAGATTTCCTACTGTATCGACAAGATTTGAGAAAGTAATCAATAAATTATCTGTAATTGCTTTCCCGTATCCTTCTGCATTCCACACCTGCATAAAGGAGGCACTTACGTCACCAGCAAGCTGTTTCACAGCGGAAAACATATTCTTAACAGAGGACAATACCTGTGGCCCGTTTTCCTCCCATGATTGCTTAAGAGGGGTAAAGAGCTGCCCTAACGTTTCCTTAATCGCATCTGCCTGCAATTTAATGTCATTGGAAACCTCCTCTGTAGTAAACATATCTTCCGGCTTTAATTCCCCGGATTCTTTGTCTTTATCTTTCTTCTGCCGTGTGATCTGGATAAGCTGGTCGAACGGAGCGATCGCCTTTTCAGTCTCTTTTGCCGCAGCCGCTGTCTCATCCTTGGTCTTGTCCAGACTATCCGCATAGTCCTGCTGTACCTTTACCGCTTTAACAAACGTGTCTTTCCCAGTGAGAGCCGCTAAAAGCTGCGCTGTCCAAGTGACCGCTTGGGATAGCAGGTTGATAAATTGAGCCAACGCCGGGGCTGCCACCTCTACAAGCGGAGAAAATGCTGTTGCAAACGTATTTTTAAGCTGCGTCAAAGATGACAGAAGTAACGATAAAGCCCGGTTTGTATCATCGGAATACTGCGATAGGTTGTCCATGCCCTCTTTAAGCCCGGCAGTAACCATAGATATGGCCCGGAATACTGTGCTGAACAGAACAGAGGTGGCAAGCATCTTCCCTAAACTCATTCTGGCACCGCGAGCCGATTTGTTCGTGTCCTTTAAGGATTTATTAAACTTTTTTCCTGTATTGCCTGCTTTTTTTTGGGTCTTATCTACTCCAAGTAATTGCTTTTTATATGCTTCTGCGGCTTGCCTGGCTTTATGAAGCCCTTTGTACGCTTCATCATATGGAGCATCACCTAACCCATACCCAGCCTGTTCTGCATAATGCAGCGCGTCAGTATAACGATCAATTTCATCTTGCAGGCTCCTTAGTTTAGGGGATGACTGCTTAACTGATTTTGCGACAGAGGAAAAAGCATACTTTGCAATGCTAGGGATATCTTTAAAAGCCTGAGGAAGAAGCTTTATATAGTCCATAATGCTTGATAATGTTCTTTTTATGTCTTCTGTTCCAACTTTCGCACCATCGGTCTTTATTTTCGTATCAATTACGATTGTTCCATCTGCTTGCAAATTCACTCACCCCGACCCAACAAATCCGCGAAAAACTTACAGTCTTCCTGTGCTCCGTCTGTAACTCCTTTCAGTTCACAGAGTTTTTGGTTATTTTTTAAGAACTCCTGTTCCCACTTTTCCATTTTCTTTCCCTTTGCCAATTTCTGCCGTATAGAAAGTACCTGAGAAAAAAGCCCGTCATCAATTTCCATAAACCAACCGTAAAACGTCCACCAATGTATCTTCTGACACCCTCTGGTCTCAAATCCAGCAATTTTATTAACCGCCGGGAAGATTATCACAGCATCCTGTTCCCAGTCCATTGTTCGGGCCGTGGGTTGCTCATCCTCCCGAGTGATTCCACAGTCAATAAACCATCTGGCAGCCTCGGCGGCTTCCCCTAATGTCTCCGGAGGGGGAAGGACGGGAAAGTAAAGAATCTCTATCATGGCCTGTGTCTTTTCTTCTGCGGTCAGCTCATCATCGCCAAACGCTGTAAGAATATCCAGCACAGCCCGGAAATCCTCCCGTATTTCATAATCCACTCCCCCAACATTAAGGCTGTACGGCAGATCCCAGGCTGCCATCACTTCACCGGGAACGGATATTTACCGGGCCCGGCATGATATTTTTCGGTGTATTTTGAGGCTTTACTCTGCATTGCTTCAAAGCTTTTCCCCGTTGCCTTTTCAACGATTTTCTGGACACTTTTTAAAATCACCAGTGCCCATGTCTCTCCGTTTTCAAGCGGCGTGAACGGGCTTGCGACGTCAAACAGGCCGGAAGTGTCAGCCTTGAAAAGCTCGTCAAAATGCTCCTTTAATTCAGCAGCATATTTATTTTTAAGAGCCACAGCCTCATCCTCTGAGAGCTTGTCTTTCTCAACCTTTTCCAGTTCATCACGCATTTTTTCAAATACCACAGACGCCTCTCGGTATCTCTCGATGATATCAATGTCCGTGGGGACAAATCGTAGAGTGGCCAACACTTCTCCATGCTGATCCATAAAGTCATAATACTTAACTGGGCTCTCAATGCTTACTTTGATATTTTCCATGTCCCCTCCTTATAACGCCATTGCGGCTGCGGCGTCCGACGTAAATGCCATTGTGGCTGGGTCTACTACTCCCAGGATCCTGTCTCCAACGTAGTGCACGGTATGGGTTGCAGATACGCCCTTAAGGCCACCAGCAAAGTCACCCAGTTCCACCACGCCCTCCTGGATCCAGGCACGCATCTTTTTGCTCTCATCAGTTTTGTATCTCTTTACACAGAGATATTTGAGGTGCAGATCCGACAGTGTAGCCCTGTTCTCCATCAGCTCGTCAATCTTCTGTGCGTACTTGCTCTCGCCGGACACATTCAGCGGGTCTACTGTCATACTCTCGGCATATCCGGTGATGTCATAGTTGTTGTTGCCCAGTACGTCCTGGCTCTCCTCGGTTTCAGCGTTCATCGAAATCGGCATATCCTCCACGCCTTTTCCGATGATCTCCAGGTTTTCCTTGCCTGTTACATTGTCGGATCCGTCAACGATCCAGAACACCATAAAATCTTTTCTTTTTGCCTCTCCGGCAGCATAGGTCCATTTCGCCATTTTCTTATTCTCCTATCTCTCAAATTCGTTTGTGTATGATACAGTTATCGGAAGCAGCCAGTCCTGTACACCGTTCTCCTGTGGGACAACCCCGTAGGAGTTATCCCGGACTACTTTCGTGATTTTCCTGTTTCCAGACAGCTCCGGATAGTGGTCTAATTTATAGGTCCTTTCCTCTATAGTCACTGGCTCCCGACAGACCCATTTTCCCAGAGTGTCAAGAAACTCCTGTATACTCATTTTCTGCCGCTCCTTGGCGCTACCGGCGGCCCTGTAAATGACATAAAAAGGATACTGGCAAGTCTGGCGTACACCGCCCAGAATATCCTCTGTCTCAGCGTACACAAGCGCTCCTGTATCACTAGAAAAAGCAATTCCTTTTTCTTCTCCCAGCTCTTCAAACATAATTTTTTCGCCAGGATACAGCCCAGGGAACTGGTTTAAGAGCGACTTAATCGCCGCCGTGAGGACATCATATCCACCGGCATCCTTCCCGATGGGCTTCAATTCGTTATCCACGCTTACCACCTCCCGCTGTTTTCTTCACATTTTTTATCCAGGTCTTTTCATCTTTTGCTTTTGCTGCGTCAAACCAATGGGATTGTGCCTTAGGGTGCGCCTGTTGTGTATAAGATAGTAGTTCCTTCGCTCTTGTTTTACCGCTGTACTGACTGACGAGGACTTTTCTTTCTCCTTTTTTGGCCCATGTGCTTCCTGTTGTGGGGCTAACCATTGTTTTTCCCTCATACAAAAATCTGCCTTGCGGGCCATAAGCCGCGTATACTTCCCCAGATCCCCGTATGGCCGCGCTGGCCACTCTGGTTGTGTTAATAAAGCTCCCGGTTATCATCGGCATAAACGGAACCATACTGTTCATCACTGCGCCGTCAAGCTGGTACTGTGCCCGCCGGAATTGCTCCTCAAAACGGCTCATGTCCAACTTAATCCGAACATCTCCATCAATCACGGAAAATCCCTTGAAATGCTTTATCTTGCTTCTCAACATATCATCACTTCCCCAGAATTTCAAAATGCGGGATTACTTTGTACGGGCCGCCCACGGATGAAATCAGATAAACAAAATCCTTTTCGGTGTTCATGAAGGCGTAAAATCCCTCATACCGCCTGTCTGTATAATCTGCATCATCAATGGGGCCCTCTTCGTCCCATGCACCTGCCATAAAAAAATCCGTGGTGGGGTTGAATGTGATACTGTCGTCCAACAGGTCATTCACCTGTTTCCGCCATTCCTTTGGCGGCAGCCACGGCAGTTCCTTCCCGGATGCATCAACCACCACTCTTTTCCTATCTTTATCCACAAACGGGATATGTAGCTGTGCATTATCGGTGCTGTCGGGGCCGTACAGTTTCATGATCCGCCCCCGGTCGGTTTCCAGATGCACCCCAGAAAGAACATGAGGATACCAGATAGCTGCGGTATTGGATTCATAAAAATTGAAAATTGTCACAGTGTCACTATGCATGGCGAACCTCCCTGGGTTTATCTTCTCCGCTTACGTCTTGCAGCTCTATCTGCTAGCCTGTTTAAGCGTGCCGCTTTCCGGTTGTCCTTATTTCCTCCTGGAATCCCTGCTCCAGTTTCATAATCCGGCTTGTGTCTACGCTTCTCATGCATGGCTGCTATATCTGCCTTTGAAAGCTCTTTGTACCCTTCTTTGCCCTTGACAGCATCTTTCAACTTATCATAATCATATTTGCTTACGGCTCCATCAATTAAAGCCTTACCTGCGGCTGTTCTTTGTATTGTCCGTGTCATTCCACCAGGAAATTTATATTGAAACCCGCCACTGACGCCCCTGCTACCCATTCCGCTGCTTCCGCCTCTACCACCCATTACACAGAGCCTCCTTAAATTTATCTGTAAACGCCCGAATCCTCACGATATTCCCCATGCATTCCTCTGGCACGGAGCCGTAAAAGATAATGGTTTCCGGGTGTAGCCGTCTTACCATCTCCTCATATCCCGCCAGAAACAGTGCTTTCTTTTCTTTGCTATTCATGCAACCGATAGAAGACACTGCTACGGTGCTACCCTCTGGTTCTCCGTCAAAGCACCATTCAAAGGAATCTGGTGTACTCCATGAGATTGTTGGGATAACCTGAATCCCTGCCTCTTGCATGTATGCGCCTACCCAATGCTTTCGGTAATGGTTGTATATCTGCATGACCTTTGGGAAATCTGTGTAGGTAGAGAAATCCGGAGACGTTACATAGCGGAATTTCTGAAGCATTGGGATATACCGGTCAATGTTAGTCCACAGGCGGTTAAATTGGTAATCATCCAAAAAGAAATGAACACCTTTCCCTACAGGCTCCTTGCAGGATTTGGCATAGTTAAACCCGATCCAGTCACAGCCTCCCTCATATATTGTAGGTTGTATCTGTGGTATGCCATATTCTCCCACACCGTCAAATATCCGGCGTTCAAGATTGTCATAATTGCAGTTACTACGGTAGTTCATTATTTTTTCCTCTTATTTGACCTTTTCCCTTTTCTCACAAGAACATCTTCATGTGTTGTCAGATTTCTTTTTATCAGACCATCTTTCATTATTTTCCCAGAATGATATTCTGTCCGTTTGTACAAATCATTCTTTTCTGGGCTTTGCATTTTTCCACCATGAACGTGTATTACATCTCGCTCTCTTTCGTAGGTGTAATCAATGGTTCCGTCTTTATTTTGAGAAAACTTGATGTTCTGATAGCCATTTTCAGGCGCAATCTCACGGAGCCTATTCATTTTTTTCGCTGATCGTTAGATGGTCTAAGAAACCCACTGTTTCCACCACGTCCGCCCATATGTACTACTCCACTCTTTTAAATCTATTCCATAATTCTGCAAATTTCTCCCAGCCGTACATCGCCACAAAGGCGACCAGAAATCCCGCCAAAATCGCCGCCAGAATCATGTACCACAAAATCGTCTGCTGGATGTATTGCATATACGCCACAAAGGCGGTCACTGTCATTCCGATGGACAGGACGAACACCAGAATGTCAGTAGGAATCTTAGCGAGCACACCTACACCCTTGAATACCTGTGTAATGACCGACACCATGAATGCTAAAGCACCAATAACCGCCAGAACTGCGGTCATGTTTGTAATCAATATTTCCATATTTACTCCATTCCTGCGTACAACAGCAGTACGCCATCATCATTTCTTACTCCTGTTAGATACCACCTTACCGCATCTTCCAGAAGCTTGTTAGTTTTCTGCATATCCCCCGCTGCCTGGTAGACCGTGCTCCATGCTTTCGCGCCGTTTGCCATTTCGGACGGTGAGGCATAAGAAATTGATTCAGAGCCAGCAGAACGGGATGTTATCATTCCCGACGTTGCACCGCCGGACCCGCCGGAAGATGTTCCACCAGCGGCGGCAGATAGTGCCTGTTTATTTGCCAATTCCAATTGATATAACTTGTCGCAGACCGCGCACACGGCCTTCTGCACCTTCGTCGCCGCCCTCTCATCAGACGGTAAGACGTCAGCCAATCGGTCAAAGGTTATAACATCCAGAAAGTCGCTGGCGCGGTCTGCAATACGGTCAAAGTCCTCCGCCGGGACGACATTCCCGTGATAGGTCTGCTCGTAAAATGTAAATGTGGTGTATGCCATCCCGTCGGCCTCCGTTCTTATCCTCTTGTTATAATCTGTGCGATACCAATGGCTTTTTCCGGGAACCATTTTTCGTTCGAGCTTTCATTGCTATTCGCAATCGTCCAACTGGTTCCTGCTTCTAGCTCCGCATCCGTGGGAGAAAGTGCGTTTCCCTTCCAGCTAATGCCATAGGGAGAGAAAATCTTTCTCTGCCTGGAATACAATGTTGTTTCCCCGCCATTTTTCGCCGGGTCTCTATCCATTTCATATGGAACATCTGCTCCTACATTGGTATACTCAATCGCACCTGTAGCCATGACGTAGGTCGTATAAGCCGTCCCTGCGGGAAGAAGCACGACATATTCACCTTCTTCAATGTCTGAAATATCTTCTTGCACAGTTGTATTCTGTACCTCTCCAGCATTAGGCGATGTATTTACAACTTTAAGCGCGCCATTGCTCGTGCTTTTCGCCCTCACATATCCTTCCTTAATTTCTGCCGTCGGCATATTGTCATCAATCAACACAACACGTCCGTTCAGTGTTGCGAGCGTAAGGTCGCGCTCAATCCCGTTTGCGTCTGTCTGCTTCATATAAGACAATAGTTTAAGATTCTCAAGATGCGTGGCTACCATAGAGTGCATAATTGCAAGCGAAAATTTAGCCTTGTTATCACCAAGCGCTTTCTGAATGGCATTATTCAAAGTTGTCTCACTAAACACGTTCGCGTCTGCGTTGCGGGTAATATCGGACGTATGTTTCGCAACAAAGTCCTTTTCAGCCTGTTTGGAGTTCATTGAAAACACGCCTTTCAAGATAGAAAGAAGCGTTTTCTGGTCAACATCGTCCCAATACTCAGCAATCTCCTGCGCTGCCGGCATGAAATCCTCTCCTGTAATATCCGCAGAAAAATCCTTCTCCGTCCATCCATGCGCTCTTCCTACTACTACCCGGCTGTGCGTGTAAGTTGCACGGCTGTCGCTCTTAATATCAGTAGAGCCGTCATAGTTATCCGGCGTGCCGCCGATTCTCGCCTTAATAGGTACTGTAATCAGATTGCCACCTGTCTGCATGGGAAGCATACTTGCATACTCTGAGTGCTCAACGATTGCGCTGGATTTCAGAAGTTCGTTGCGGTTGAGGTTCTTCACCCGGTCAACATACTTCCCAAATACTTCTCCGTTAAAATTCTTCTGGTCAAAAAGTGACATTTGTATTCTCCTTTTCACATATACTGTTCAATGTCCAGCCCCGGATTCTCATTCTTCATCTTCATCAGCTCCGACATGGTGTACTTCTTTCCTCCTGCTGGCTGTGCGCGTCCTATGGGCTGTGTAAATCTCGCCGCGTTCTGCTGCGCTCTCTGCTGCTCTTCATCAACAAACGCTGAAGCATCTTTTTCCTTCATCTGGGTAATAAGGTCATTCAGTCCGAGAATCTTTCCATCCTTCAACTTCAGCCCCGCATCTTTGACCTCCGCCATGATGGCTCTTTTCGCCGCCTCGCTGGAGAATTTAATCCCCTCAAACTCCGTTTTCAGAGCGTCCAAAAAATCTCTCTCATAAAGCTGCGCCTGTGCGTTTTTCTCGGCATCCTCAGCCTTTTTCTTCCAATCAGCCAAATCCCGCTGCATGGTTTCAAGGTCAACGCCCTCGAAGCCTTTCAGAGTGCTTTCTGCTGTCTCAGCTCTTTCTTTCCAAGTATCCCGGTCAGTCTCAACCTTTCCCAGCTTCTTTTCATGTTCAGCTTTCGTGATGTAATTTTCTGCCACCTTTTTTGTAAGGTTTTCCTTCTTGTCTGCCGGAACTTCAATTCCCAGTTCTGTCAAAATCGCTTCAATATTCTGCATAAATCCTCCTAAACGTGATTGATTAACCGCCCGTCAGCGGTATGGATTAAGCCCGATAAACCACGGGCGAGGTAGCTGAGGCTGCTGGATTTGAACCAGCGTAAAGAGCGTTCCTTCTCTGCCGGGGTCAAAACCCGGTGCCTTAACCGCTTGGCGAAGCCTCATGAGTGGGGAAAGATGGAGTTGCACCACCCGAGTCCAAAGACAGCAGATTTACAGTCTGCCCCGCTACTATCTACGGAATATTTCCCCATGCGCATTTCTTAAAAACTCCCCGTCACGCCTTCTTGCGCCGCATACATTACTCCGAAATGCTACCAGCCGCCTGACGTCCTGTTATATCTACGCCGCATCGCCGATATAACTTCGCTCAAGCTCCGACACTGGTAAGTTTTTTCCGTCACCTCTGCGGATATGATGATGGCATATAGAAGAAATGCACACGCCGGAAATTGCATCCGCTTTTCAACCTCCGGCTCTTATGTGGCCGTTTCTATTAAGGACGTGTGCAAAGAAAGGAGGTAAATCAAATATAAGAAAAGAGCCAGCAACCTGTCGGAAATTCCGAACAGTTCACTGGCTCTGCGACTGGCGACTGGCACTATGATAATTTAATCTTATTTTTTTCTATATCTACCACAGATTCATTTTTGCATACAGGGCAAAATACAATTAAGTTTTTCGCGACTGTATCCGGGCGAATTTTTGTCCGTGTTTTATTATTACATATCGGGCAATATACCCAATTGCTTCTTACCATTCCCCTCACCTACATTAATCATTGCTTGTTTTTATGTATCTATTTTATCACATTGTCCTCGGGCTATCCATCCCCACATTTTCAAAAAGCGGTAGGGAAGACCCACCGCCTGTTTGTGATTACAGCATATTTCTTAGTTTTTCTACATACCTCGAAATTGTTTCCCGGGCTTCTCGGCATTCAGCATCTTTGGACATATCTCCTACCTCCTGTGTAAGTTCGTCCATGTGTTCCTCTAAAGCTGCCAGCATTTTGCGTTTACATTCTTCAGACTTCCCGGAACGATAAGACTGCTTATTATCCATATACTCTGTATACGCATCTCTGCCATCATTTCGGCTGTAATGCCCCCTAACATAATGCTCGCCTCTCCGAGCATAGGAGGAATCACGATCATAATTTCCCATCATGCGCCCATCAGCAGAACTGTATCGTCCGTCACTATTGCGTCCTCTGCGCCGGCTATATCCTTCATCTCTCGAATACGCATTTTCACTGTATCCAGAATCCATTTCAGATAGTACAGACATATAATATTCTGCCTTTTTGTCCCAATACTCTGTATTTTTGATATCTTTGTACATATCAATAAGTTTGTAAGCAGTTTCCAAGTTCGCAGTATTCAAGCCCTTCTCGGCAATTTTTCCGATTTCATCCTCGACAATTGCACATAAATCCTTGATATCTCTCATTTCTTTCCCTCCTCTCAACCGCATACCCGGACAGCTGTTATATTGGGGTTGTCTACCAGAACCGAAATCGTCCCGGCGTTTTTAACGGAAACATTTTCACAGCATCCACAGAACACGTCAACATATGTCTGGGACGATACATTAAAATACTGTTCTACGGCTGCCGGAGTAGCTCGCATGACCGTCCCACCGAGAATTTCCCCATCTCTGGCGATTCCAAGTGCCACTTCTCCTGCTGTTTCTCCGGTGGGTACCGCAACATTGCCGGAAAATGTAACCAGATATCTACCAGGCTTTGCAAGCGTAACCTGTGCACTCCCGGCCCGGTGTCTTTCAGCGCATCCTCCCTTTGTAGCTACTATAGAAAATGGAATTGACTGCCCTACCGGTACTGTGACCGGCGCTGTATTTACTAACTCAATCATAATATTCTCCCTTCTGCGCAAAAAGGACAGACTTTTACGGCCTGTCCCATCTGCGTAATAACGGCATCAGCCGAACATCCAGAATCATTTTGTTGAGGTCAACAAGACGATCCGAAAGAAACTCCATATGCAGTTTTAGCATCCGCATCCTGCGTTGCATCCACATCCGCCGCCAAAGCTAAAGCCTGTCGGGTTGATGATGGATGTATACGGGGACATTACCGGATAAGAGGGTACTGGTGTAGGTCTCAGCGCATTGATAATGCTGTTGGTCTGTGCATTATTGGACAGCTGAAGCTGTGCGGACTGTAACTCAGTCTGTAAGGACTGGATCTTGTCCTGTGTAAACAGATCAATGATGCGCTGCGTTCCGGCATTCTGCGCCTCGATCACATCGCGGAATCCGTTGTTTACGGTATTCTGGAGGATGTTGGTCTGGGCTGCCATGTTGTAGTTTACGCCAGCGATTGCCTCTCTGGTGTCGCAGCAACACTGCTGCATCTGATAACCCAGATTGGACAGATTCGCATTTACACCAGCAAGGCCGTTGCAAAGCTGACCGGAAAGGTTCTGGATACCGTTTTCGATTCCCTGTGTGGACAGTGCCGCGTCGATATCAGCGCGGGTTGCATAGCCCTGGAATGCCGGAGAGTTTGCACCTCCACCATTTCCGCCCCAGCCGCCGAAGCCGCCCCAGCCAAACATACCGAAAATTAAAAAAAGGATGATCCAGGCTCCCCAATCTCCACCGAAGCCGTCATTTCTCCCTGTGCCGCCAGTTAAAACGGCAACATCAGAAGCAGTTAATCCGTCTGTCATAGTAATAATCTCCTCCGATTATGATATTTACAAACCGTGTGCACCCGGTTATGTACTATTTAAAAAAGCCTTTGAATACGCCCTGCATCTGCTGTGCCATCTGCTGGGCCTGGTTAAGTTGCTGCTGGCTTATTCGGCCAGACTGCAACAGTTTATTGATCTCCTCATTGGGGTTCCTACCTTCCATTTCTTTCCGGAAACGCTGGAACTGTTCCATCATTCCAGATGGGCCCCCACCATTCAAAGCGTTAAACAATGGATTCGCCATGCTTACCTCCTTCTGGCTTTGTTGCCGATTCAAGATAGCTGTACAATTCTTCGTATTTGCCCCGTAAATCGTCATATTCCTGTCTGGTAACATATTTATCGTCCAGATTTATTTCGGCCTGTTTCTGCGGCTCCTGCGAGCCCAAAACAACCTCTTTATAAGCAAACGTCCGGAGCGTCGGCATCCCGGCGGCATCTGTGGTCTTTATGTAAAAATTGGAAGTTTCGGAATCCATCAGAAGGACGCTTGTGTTTGGAGCCACAAGATACGACTTGGCCCCCGCCTCGCCCTGCACCCACAAAATCCCTTGATTTACCTGTTGAGCTTGCTGGGGCTGCTGATATTGGGCTTGCATCTGCGCCAGCCTGTCCATTTGCGGCTGTAATGGATTCATTTGCCCAAACTGATACGGATTATACCCATATCCAGGTGTATATGGTAATGCCATGCCTGTCCCTCCTATGACTAAATCAATGACTTTGTATAACTAAATTATGGCATAAAAAATAAGCCCCTGACAGTTCATCAAAGGCTTATAAAAGTATCAGCATACCCTTATTATCTTGCTATTCACCCGGCGGCTCATGCGTTTTACGGTTGACACACTTACACTCATTAACTCCGCGCACCTTTCCAGAGGGACATTCCGCGCTCTTAGCTCGAATAATTGGCGCTCATCCAATGTGAAATTGCAATATGTACGGAAATAATTCAATTCTATCACCGTAAAATCATATATTTTCAAGAAAATTCTCCTTACTGATTCTGCGCAAGATAAGAAATAAGCTTGTCTCTCGTTTTTTTTAGCTGTTCAATATTGTTTCCTGAAATTTGACTGTTTATCATCGTCACAAGTGTTTCCATAATAAGACTGTCCCGCTCTCGTATCTCCTTAAGCGCTTCGAAGTCTTTTTTATCATGATCTTCCAGCGTTTTTACTCTCTCATTTAACTTAAAGGCTGGGGCAATCCACTTGTGAATCACTGCAGCCGCTCCTCCAATGATTGAAATTCCTCCACAAATAGAAAGAATTGCCTGTATCGTTTCCACTTTTTTACCTCTCCCAGTAATAAATTGGCACTTCCTCGCCACTGTCCCAAGTATCGTAGTAATATCCGTCCTTCACACATACCACATGCCCGTCAATCCCCAGCACATAGATTCCGGTCGGGTGGTCGCGGCAGAAGTCGTCAACAGTGTACACATACTGCCCGTGGTCGTCTACGATATGCCGCTGGAATCCGTTCTTTTTGAGATACGCTCCCCACACCCTGTTTGCACTCGGCATATCAGATAGCGAAAACCCAAACAAAGACAAGCCAACATATGTTGTCTCCCAGTCCTGCCCCATAGCCTTGCATAAAGCCCGAACTGTGCAGTCTCCTACCCGTTGACCGTTTGAAGGATTAGGATTGTACAGTTTCCATCTACTCACGTTTATACTCCTTTCGCATTCTGATACCGTCTTGCCGCCCCTCTGGCCTTTGCGGCCTGTTCTCGGTTCCATCTGGCAATCTGGAGGCGTTCTGAAAGTGGCCGCAAACTGTTATCTTTACAAAACTCATTGTATGCTTTATTCTGCCGGGACAGGAGATAGGATTTCCGGTCAAGCGTCTGCTGTAATTCAAATCTTGCCGCATCCTCCTGGCACTTCTCCACGGCCTCTTGCAACCCCATGACCTCACGCTTTGTCTTGCGGACACGGCGTTCTAAGGCACGCTGTCGCTGTTCTTTTTCATACATCTTCCTGTTTTCTTCGCTGTCAAACTTCTCGAATGGATTATTCATCCCTTCTATGTGCACCGAAAAGTGATGACGACAATTCGCTCCACATATTCCGTCCACATATGTATATCGGCAAACATCTATAAAATCAGGGTATTTATTATCTCGTAGCAATTTCACAGACGGAGAAAGATTAAAAAATAATTCCGGCCTTCTACTCTTTAATTTATCCCAATCAATAGAATATCTTCCACCTTGCCATGCCTCGTGTGTTGGGCGCGCTCCAAAATGACTAGACGTAAGTACATTCGCGTACCCCATTTCCATCATTCGAGCAATCTGTATGTCTCCGGTCGCTTGGGCTATCCCAGTTCTCACGGCACGCGCAACCGCTACTTCCACCGTATCGCGGTAGCCGGAAGGGTAATCCACATATACGCCGCCGCTTGCAACGGTCTCCACGGCCTCTCTGACGGCCTGTGAGTAGCTTGTAGCCCCGCTCGTGACCTTATTATAGGCGAAGTCACACTCATTGATAAAAAGCCTCTGTGCGGCTTCTGCGGTGTTGCGAGTCATATTCCGCCATTCCCCCAGAGTGGCGTTGTAGTTCCGTTCCATTAGCCGGATCAACGCCGGAGACTGTGTCAGCGGCATGGGAGACAGCCCGGCGGCCTGGTATATCTTGTCATCGTATTCCAGGGCCTTGACTCCGGCTTCTTCCATAGCCGCCTTGATTTCTTTCTCCTGCCGCTTTGTGTACTTTGCAAGCTCCGCCGTGATGTCCTGTAACAGGTATCCGCTATCCTGTAACACCTGGATACGCCACGTATCGGAGGAGGTAAGGAGATAATCGTCCCCTCGCCCGATGCGTATCATCATGCGGTCAATTATTTGCCTCATAATGTATGTATGAAGCTGAGAAGCTATTTCTTCGCTCCCCTCTGCAATTTTTGAAAGATATTCAGGACTTAACATTTGTTTTCACCTTTCCGCCACATACGTCACTTCCATGTGCGCTCCTGCATCATTTGTAATCACAGTAGTCGGGCTGTATGTCCGCAGGGCCTTATATGCGGCGATTTCTTCTGGAGTGAGGTTGATTTCAATTGGTGTTCCTAACATATACATTAAAGTTGTAGGATTATCTACAAACCACTGTTTCGCTTGTTTTACTGTCGTTACTGTAGATGGAAGATAGAAATAAATCTCATCAGCATAAGCAAAAGAAACACCTACTTTATTTTCCGAATTAAAAACAAATCTATTACTTAAAACTTCAAATCTTTTACGTTCATTAATCGTGTCAGGTATTCTATTGACTTTAAATCTTATTGGTTCAGTTGAATCGTCCAAAATCCAGTCATCATAATCAGCAGGATTTACTTCTTTTACCCTCTGCACATATTTCCCTCTCGCCAAGTTAATCTCATCACAAATGTATTGCTGACCATCCGCGTCGGTGTAGTTGCCGTCCTTGCTGACTGGCACACCGGGGAAAATGGCATGAATGGAGATACCGCATCCGGCTGGGGCGAAGGAGAAAATGGC